CAACTGCAAAGCAATACGCCGTAATGATTTTACGCGATGATTACCATTACACATTCCGAGCAATTGGAGAACGGATGGGAGTATCGGAATCGGTGGCGTTTAGGTTATACGAAAAGGGAATCAACAATGAAAAAACATACAAAAATTTATTTGAATTATTTTGGGTATGACACATCCGATTTTATCCCGTGCGAAGTGTGTGGAAGTCAGGCGGTTGACATCCACCACATTGAATGCCGTGGCATGGGTGGAAGCAAGGAAGCCGATAAAATTGAAAACCTACAAGCCCTTTGCAGAAAATGCCACATCCAATTTGGGGATCAAAAACAACACAAAGATTTTTTAATTATCACACACCAAATAAAAATGAACAAATGATACAAATCGTTAAAACAAAAGACATTATTGCCAATGAGAATAATCCCAGGGTGATAAAAGATGACAAATTCCGTAAATTGGTACAATCAATTAAGGACTTCCCACAAATGTTGAACCTCCGCCCAATAGTCGTGAATGATGAAATGGTAGTTCTTGGAGGTAATATGCGGTTACGAGCCGTGCAAGAAGTTGGGTTGAAGGAAGTAGCCATTATTAAGGCATCCGACCTAACCGAAGAACAACAAAAAGAGTTCATCATTAAGGACAATGTTGGCTTCGGAGAATGGGATTGGGATGTGTTGGCTAATGAATGGGAACCAGAATTGTTGAGTGAATGGGGGTTGGATGTTTGGCAACCATCGGATGTAAGTTTGGATGATTTTTTCAGCCAAGACAATTCAAAAGAAGAAGATGACAAACCAACTGCAAACACAATTACATTAGAATATACCGAGGAGGATTATGACAAAGTAATTGAAGCGTTTAATAAATTAGGTGGCAGTAAAGAAAAAATTGTTTTTGAACTGTTGAATTGCAAATAATATGAAAAAACAAGTAATCGCACAACTAACAATTGATGGCTTCCACAATTACCCCAATGCTCCCAAGAAAGTTAATTTTTTACAATTCCCACACCGCCATCAATTTGTAATTAAAGTTGGATATGAGGTGGAAGACCTTAATCGGGAAAAGGAAATTTTTATCGCCAGGGATGAAATTGAAAACTACATCAATGAAGCATACGGATTACCCGCTCAATTTGGTGCCATGTCATGTGAAATGATAGCCAATGAGTTATTGGAGTTCGGAATGGAAGATGGTGTGAAATGGGTTGAAGTATGGGAAGAACAAACGGGAGGTGCAAGAATTGAAATATGATAGTAGAAAATCAATCAAACATTAAAGTACATTTAGCAACCACCGAAATAATATCACAAGGCATTGCTGCAATTGCTGGGAGATCCAATTATGGGCTTGGAACTGCGTTCCCATTTGTTTATGAACTTTTTAACAAAGGAAAGATAAACGATAAAAAAACAATAGCCAGGATGGCAAAAAATTTCAATCACTACATTTTGGATAGTGGTTTGTTTACACTTATGTTTGGTGCATTAAAAGGAAAAAAAGATGAAGCGTATTTGAATAAGTGGTACGAGTGTTTAACTGATTTTGTATTGTGGGAAGAATACAAAGGCACAATGGTTGAGGTGGATTGCCAAAAAGTGTTAGGAGTTGAAAAAGCATGGGAGTACAGAATAAAAATGCGGGAGAAAGTACCGAACAGAATAATAAATGTTTTTCATATTGAAGATGGACAAAAAGGGTTGGAACGATTAATTGAATTTTCTGATTACATTGCTATATCGGTTCCCGAATTAAGATTTTGCGGTAAAAAGAATTATTTGAACCAGGTGGCAAACTTTATTAAATCAAAAAAACCAAGTATTGATATTCATTTGCTTGGTTGCACAGAAAGGCAAAAATTAAAAGAATTGTCATTTTGTTCAAGTTCGGATAGTAGTTCCTGGATTAGCGGGATCAGATATGGTCAAATAGAAACATTAATTGGTAAAAATCATATTAATAACATTAAAGAAGAAATTGTAACCAATAGAACAAACAAATGGTTGGCGGTTAGAGAAGAAAAATTTGCTGATTTCCCAATGCCAAAAACCAAAGAACGCAATGGCATTTTAACTTTTGCTGCCGAAGAAAGTTTGAAAATATATAACAAATACGCTGGTAATCAAGATTAACATGAAAATACAAAAGAAATATCATTTTTATGCCGCACACCGCAATAAGTCAGCGGGAGAGAAATGCGGAAGAATCCACGGACATACATACGATGTGGTATGTGATTTTGAGTTTAATGAAATCAAAGACGGAATAACAATGTTGTTTTCCGATATTGATGCAAAGGTTGAACCCATCATTAAAAGTCATGACCATTATTTTTTACTGCATGACCAAGATCCATTGTGTATTCTATTGGATGCTGTGAACGAGCCATATATTAAACTACCATTTGAAACAAGTGCTGAACACATGGCGGTGTGGTTATTCAATCGTATTAAGCACGAAGGAGAAATGCCAATTGTAAAAATCCAAATAGGAGAAACCAAAACAAGTACAGTTATTTATGAGCCATAAAACATTACCAATCGCAGAAGTATTTTATTCAATTCAAGGTGAAGGAATCACCACGGGGTATCCATCCGTATTTGTTAGGTTGTCGGGATGCAATTTAATGTGTGGTGGAAACGGAACACAATTTGATGGAGAATTGCACGATGGTGCAACCTGGCGTTGTGATACAATTGAAGTATGGATGAAAGGAACAATGAAACCATTTGACCAAGTGTTTGATCAAGAATGCAAACAAGCAATCATCAATGGATCAAATCTAATTTTAACGGGTGGTGAACCATTAATGAACCAACAAAAATTGGTGGAGTTTATTCAATATGTGCGTGAAGCATTGAATGAAAATTGTTATGTAGAAGTAGAAACAAACGGAACAATTGAACCCAATGACGAAATGAAACAATTGGTTAACCAATGGAATTGTTCGCCTAAATTAGAAAATTCGGGCAACGATAAAGCCATCAGATATAAACCACAAGTATTGGAAGCATTTAACCAATTGAATACACAATTCAAATTTGTATTGTCATCATGGGAAGATTACACCGAACTGCAAAAGGATTATTCATTTATTGACCATAACAAAATTTGGTTAATGCCATCGGGAGAACACCAAGAGTTATTAAACATTAGTAAACCTATCGTTGCAGAGATTGCCAAAAAACATTATCACAAATTTACAAACAGATTACACATCGAAATATGGAACAAAAAAACAGGAGTATAACCTGGGCCGACATTAAGGCACGGGTTGAAAAATTAGACAAGACCAAAAAGTATTACGGAGTACCAAGAGGTGGGCAATACATTGCCGCATTATTAAACCCCGTTGACACCCCCGAAGAAGCCGATTACATTATTGACGATTTGGTGGATTCGGGTGCAACAAAAGACAAGTGGTTAACCATGTACCCAGACAAGCCATTTATTGGATTATTTCAAAAAAGTGAATTTGATTGTTGGTTGGAATTCCCCTGGGAGAAGAAAGGGGAAATTGAGATTGAAGAAAATGTATTACGCATTTTGGAATACTTTGACGATCCAACACGGGAGGGATTAAAAGAAACCCCAAAGAGATATATCAAATTTTTGAAAGAGTTTTTATCACCACCCGATTTCAACTTCACAACCTTTGATGCAGAAGGTACGGATGAAATGATTGTTCAAAAGAATATCCCATTTCATTCACTATGCGAACACCATCTTGCACCATTCTTTGGGGTGGCACATTTAGCATACATCCCAAATGGTAAAATTGTAGGCCTTTCAAAATTGGCAAGATGCGTTGAAATGTATTCCAGGAACTTTCAAAACCAAGAACGCATCACAACACAAATTGCGGAGAAACTTATGAAGGAATTGGATGCCAAAGGGGTTGCAGTTGTATTGGAAGCCCAACATATGTGTATGAGTATGCGTGGAGTAAGAAAGCAAAATGTACCTACAATTACTTCAAAGATGGTTGGGATCTTCAAGGATGATTTGAACTGCCGACAAGAATTTTTAAGATTTATTGAAAAATAATTTGGTATTGCAAATATAAAATGTATCTTCGCCATATGAATATGACAAATAACATTACAATCAACGGCGTTGAAGGATCAATCGCCTACTGCGAAGCAAAAGGATTTTCAAAGATTTTCATGGCATACGCCAACGAGTGTCAACATGAAGACATTATGGAAATTGGATTTAATCCCAATTCTGGCTATGTTTACATAGCCCTTGAAAATGGAATCTCAATTTGTTCTTGCATGGGGCATCAAGTTGACTTTTTGGTCACAAATTTTTACAATGGCGAAGAAACATTTTACGACACTTACAAAGAAGCATTAGAACATGAAAGCGTGGAGGAAGATTGAACGAACATTACCACAAGAAGAAACCCCCGTATTGGTTAAGACCGTGCGGGGTTTTCCTTATGTGGCGGTTTACTACGATGAACAATGGCATTGTTATCACACGGATCAAAGATTACATGTGGTTTACTGGATGCCAATACCCCTAACCCCCGATGAATAATGGCATATAAGACAAACGAATTGGAACGGCTATCATTGGAAGCCATAGAAAAATACAAGTTGTTTTTTATTGAGGATGTAGTCGCTTATTTGCCGTGTGATAAAAGCACATTTTACGCCCATAAACTCCACGAATCCAACGCAATAAAAGAGGCATTGTTAACTGTGAAGACCAACATCAAAGTATCTATGCGATCCAAATGGTATTTGAGTGAGCAACCCACATTACAATTGGCGTTAATGAAATTGATAAGTAGCGAAGAAGAACTCCGCAAACTATCCATGAGCCACAATGTGTTGGAGGAAAAAGAGAAACCAATTTTCAATGGGATTGATATAGATGTTGCAGAAAACAACGGCCCAGGTCAAGATTAGTCGGTTACGCAAACGGGTTAGGATTGTAAGGGGTGGAACAAGTAGTTCAAAAACCTTTTCAATTATCCCCTTGCTAATTGATTACGCGGTTAAAAACCCAAAGGTAGAAATCAGCATCGTATCGGAAACCATCCCCCACCTACGGAGGGGTGCTATTCGTGACTTCCTTAAAATTATGGAAATGGTCGGAATGTTTGATCCGTTGAAATGGAACAAATCTTCATGGACTTATTCATTCAGCAACGATAGTTACATTGAATTCTTTTCAGCCGACCAACCACAAAAGTTGAGGGGTGCAAGGCGTGATGTGTTATTCGTAAACGAGTGCAACAACATTGATTGGGAATCGTACTACCAAATGGCAATCCGTACCCGTAAATTCATATACTTGGATTACAACCCCGTGGCGGAATTTTGGGTGGATAGTGAATTGGTAAACGATGCGGATGCGGAAATGATTGTGCTAACCTACAAAGACAATGAAGCGTTGGACAAATCAATTGTCAACGAAATTGAAAAGGCACGGGATAGAGCGGAAACATCAAACTATTGGGCCAATTGGTGGCGGGTATATGGGCTTGGTGAGATTGGCAATTTACAAGGGGTTATATTCAGTAATTGGCAAACCATCGACAAAATACCAGAGGATGCAAGATTGGTTGGTTGTGGTGTGGATTTTGGGTATACAAACGACCCCACGGCCATCGTTGCCGTATATGAGTACAATGGTCAACGAATCGTTGATGAGGTCGCATATCGCACGGGAATGCTTAATTCGGACATTGCAAAGGCATTACCCAACTTTGTGCCAGTGTATGCGGATAGTGCAGAACCAAAGTCAATTGATGAAATAAAAAGATACGGCATCAGAATCAAGGGCGTAACCAAGGGAAAGGATTCCATCAACTACGGAATCCAAATCATGCAAAGCCAATCGTATTTGGTTACATCCACATCCACAAACCTAATTAAAGAATTACGCAACTATTGTTGGGATACCGATGCCCAAGGGCGTACAATGAACACACCAACGGGAACAGACCACGGAATTGACAGTTGGAGATATTTCGAGATGATGGCACTTGGAATCAAATCAAACTACGGAGTGTATTCAATAAAATAAATTGTTTATTTCGTGTGGGTTTCGTATATTTGCCCCATGACAAAAACATGGACGGAATCCGAAATGGATGAATTTCGCTTGTTGTTTCCCGTAACCCACAACAAGGACTTGGCGGTGAAGTTTAATTGCACACCGAATGTCATCAAAAACATTGCATACAAAAACAAGTTAAGAAAGGATAAGGATTTTTGGCATGGTTATTTGAAAAACACCGCCCATAAGCATTTGCCTAAATTCAAAAAAGGATGCACAAGTTGGTGCAAAGGAACAAAGGGTGTAATGCTGAATGGTGCTGAAACACGATTTGTCAAAGGGCAACGCCCACACAATTACCATCCGATAGGTCATTTGAGCAGTTATAGGGACTTCATAACGATTAAAACCGAGCAAGGGTACAAACCCCTTCACCGATTAACTTGGGAACAACACAACGGCAAAATCCCACCATTCAAATACATTGTGTTTAAGGATGGCAACAAAGAGAATTGCGACATAAGCAACTTGGAAATGGTGGACAAAATGCACTTCATGAAGGAACACCACCCAATGAAGTACCCGAAGGAAATCAAAGATGCAATCAATATCAAACGAGAAATAACAAAATACATAAAAAAACATGGCAAGAAACAAGATTAACGATGTGCGTGACCACTTATTTGAAGTGTTGGAACGCTTAAAAGATGGTGACATTGACATCGAAACGGCAAAAACAATGGCGGATGTAAGCCAAGTGATTATCAATTCGGCAAAGATAGAAGTTGATTTTATCCGTATCACTGGTGCAAACCAAAACACGGGATTCATCAAACTAACCGAAGGGGGTGAAAAATGACAAGCCATTACCAAGAGGTGCATAACCTTAAACAAGAAATCAGGCGGATGCGGTTGCAGATGATTGAACAGAAATCGGACTATGATAATTTGGTCCGTGCGTTGAAGCGTGAAATTGTCCAACCCAAAACCGACATCAATTTAGAACCAACCCCATGGCGTGAAGTATTACGGGCAATCTGTGAGGTTTACGACCTTACACCCGACACGGTGATAACAAGGTCAAGAAAACGAAGGCCATTGTATGCCCGTCACATGTTCAACCACATTTGCAGAAAGCGGTTGGAAATGACCTTTGAAGAAATTGGGCTAATCTGTGGGCGGGATCACTCCACCATTATTTCATCAGTGCGTGAATTTGGGGATATTTTGCAGACCGATAAGGAAGTTCAAAGATACCATGCAAGGGTTCACACCATCCTTCACGAAAGATTCCCGTAAACATTCGGGAATTTCTTCGTTTTATTAATATATGATTGAAAACAAAAAGATAATTGTACCTACCGAACTGCGTGATGTAAAGTTGCATCAAATGATAACATACAACGGGTTAAAACCCGAAATGGATGATGTATCAAGGCAGTTGGAAGCGGTGGCAATCTTTTGTGACTTGACCATGTCGGAGGTTAAGAATATGCCATTTGACACACTGAAATACTGTGTGGAAAAAATCACAACCATGTTGGAATCTAAACCAACATTCACACCCAGGTTCGAGTACAAAGGCATTGAATACGGATTCATTCCAAACTTTGACGAACTCACAACGGGTGAATTCATTGACATCGAAAATTACTGCAAAGAACCAAATGACCTTTGGAAAGTGTTGTCTGTTTTGTATCGCCCCATCACCAAAAAAGGACAGAATGGAAGGTACGAAATCATGGCTTACAATGCCGACCTAAACTCCGCATTTAAGGAGATAGACGCGAACACTGCATTTGGTGCGATGCTTTTTTTTTGGAGTTTAGGAATCGACTTATTGAATTCTTTCCAGAAGTATTTGCGGATGGTGAGGAAGGGGGAAGTGGCGATGAAATACGCCTTACCAAAAAATGGGGATGGTTTGGAATGGTCTACCGACTTGCTAACCGAAATTTCCTCAACCTTGACAATGTGTATACAAAACCCATTCAAACCGCTCTCATGTGGACCGCTTACGAAAGTGACATTGCGAAGATGGAACAAAAAGCAATTAGAAAAAAATGAACAATAATCACATAGGCACGGCATTTGAGTTGATGAAGGATATTGCAACCGAAGAAGGTTGGAATTATTCCCATGGTACATTGACCGAACTTGATTTCAAGGCGTTTTTGGTATTCCCATTGATGCACTGTTCAATTCAATCTGTGGCATTGACAGACCAAGTGGCAACCATTCAAATGAATGTAATGGTGGCGGATCGTGTGAACTTTCTGAAAACGGAAAACGAACAAGAAAACTTAATAACCGAGTATTCGGAATACGGATACACCGAGAATCAAAACTACGGACACATCCTTCAAGATTTGTATGTGAGATTTTCAAAAGGTTTGTGGCGTACGGAACAGAATTACTACAACCAAGTGCAATACATTCGCCCAATTACTTTTCAACCATTTGTGGAAACAATGGACACGGTGTTGGGTGGTTATCAAATCACAGTTGGAATTGAACTGATTAACCCATGGGTGACTGATGGCGATTGCGTTTAAGAATAGCGAAGCCGTTGTTGCGGAGTATTCCAATAAATGGGCAGTTGCTGCCCGTATGATGTTGGAGGTAAAAAGACCGCGCACATCCATCCGTGCCAAATGGAAAAAGGTTGGTGAAGGTTGGACACCCATTTCCGTTACCAAAAAGACATTTCGTGGAAACTATGTGGCATCAGGCCAATTGGTGAACTCTATTCAACCCAATCCAAACGGAATGACATTGGGTATCACCATGAACAAAACGGGTGACTATGTGCAGAATGGTAGAAAGCCAGGTAAAGGCATCCCACTTGATTCAATGCGTAATTGGACAAAGATGAAACGCATCCAACCCCGCGATTTGTCAACTGGTAAATTCAAATCCAAAGCAACTGCCGAATCCATGCGGTTCATGATGAACAGAAAGATTAAACACTTTGGTATTGAGCCGTTTCCGTTTGTGACAATGGCACGCACCGAAATACTACCATCATTCAACAAGGCGTTGACAAAAGCAATGGCACAAGATATTAAAAACAGATTTAAGCGATGATTTTCAACCAACAACCCGAATCAATAGTGGGATGTAATTCCCCAATCATGTATCAATTTTACGATGCACTTTATACATCAGACAAATTCTATTATCAATGTGATGTGTATGTGTGGAGTGGCACGGCAACAATTCCCGCATCGCCAAATTGGACCATCAACAGAAAGCCCGACCAATACGGAAGTGGGCGTGGATGGATTGACATTCACAAATTGGTGCAACAAGAAGTAACCCGTGATTTTTTAATCAATGGAACTTACAAACCAAACATCGGAAGCGGTGCAAAGCGATTTGCCGTAAAGGTACGGGGTGCATACTATGTTGGAACGACACTAACATTCACAAGTTATGTTACAAGCAATGTCGGTTTGGCATCTGCGGGATACGCTTACACTGCGGAAGGATTCAACCAAGGTTATCCAACCAAATATGTATTCACGGACAAATCAAAGGTTACATTGACCACGGCAACACCAACGGCCTACCTTTGGTACGATGCAAGTGTGATTACATCCATTGTGTGCGGAAGCGCAACCATTACCCCAAACACGGTGACTGGTTCGGATCAACTCATTCAAGGCATTGAATTAAAGCAACTAATCACTGCGGGTGGAACATGGGGTGTGGACATCAACATCACTCCCAGGGAATTCTGATAAGCCAACCGGTAAGCGTTGCGGGGTTTTACTCGGTGGATACCGTCTATTCCGAGGTTCAACACGGCAAACATTCTGACAAAATCGTCCTTCAGAGCCAGGGCTGGACGCTCACACGTGTATGAAATCCAATCTACAAAAGAAGTGGTAGTCATCAGAAAATCTCACTTTCACGGGAGTGAACTACTCCCATATTATTCATATGGGAGTTTCCTTCGAGGTTGCTCGTTACGCCGCTTTGGGTAGGCTGTAACTGTAGGTAGTGATATACCGCTGATGGTTGGCTTTCCTGACCAGTTGACCACGCTTGACCAGACTGTGGACTAAGAGTGCGGTGTCTGCTTTGTCGAGGTATGGCACGGCGAAGAACATTACATCACACATGACTAATTCATCTTGAGGATGCTTCCTGAACCAAGTGAGAATGTCATCCTCCGCTTGTGCAATCTCATTAGCGGTCAGCTTGTAGAACTTACGCATCGCGCCGACCTCCGAAGTTCGCCACTTCGACGTAGGCCGCACGAACCTTAAGCACTGGCTCTGATTTACCGTCTTGCCGGGTGTACAGTTCGAGCTTAGGTGGATAATCAACCGACACGACCAGCCGCGCCCCAGTATGTGGTTCAAGTGCTGCAAAGGTTTCCGCCTTTTTGCCCTTAAGGGTTACGCTCACCCATAGGGCTGGCTGGTCTTTTCCTCTGCTCACCGCCACGCTCATCAGCGCGTATGGTTCGCCGGTTTGCTCATCCATGCGATAGACTGGCTCTTTTCCGAGATTGCCCGTAAATGTGCATTGAAACATGGTACGCACCTTTCGATATAGGATTGGTAAGGTCTTTCGTCGAACACTTCTCATTATAAAGGAAAACCAAAAGACGGCTAGCAAAGGAGCCGTGCCGTCTTGAAATTGAGGATAAATCCCCTCGCCGGGTGGCATCTCCGAAAACAGAGTTTTCGGAGGATGCTCAATGGTGATTTACTAGACTGCGCAAGGGCAACATCTATCCCGCCTGAGGTGCATTAGGCGTTGCCCTTGCGTCCAAGCGCACCTGCTCTTGAACCGCACGAATAGCCACAAGCTGTTTTTCTAGCTCATCAACTTTCGAGCGGAGGTACTTGATTTCATCTTCGTAGTGCTGGTAGAACGTTTTTGCCAGAACTACAATTGCTGCTGCGAAGATGCCCGAAGCGCCAAGTTGTCCTATCAATGAGATTAGCTCTGTTTCTGCCATGTCTTAGTTTTTAGTATCCTTTCCTAACAATTGGATGACCCCCACGGATTGTACCCCGTACCACGGATAGTAACAGCTTTGATATATCCATCGTAGCTAGGGGTATTTCCAACCGATTTCTCGATACCTACCGCCACTCTTGTTGCCGCGAGTGCCGATGTTATCCATTCCTTTGTGGTTGCTGCACCATCAACGACCGTATAGTTAGGAGACGTGTCTGCATTTGTGCCGTTGATTTTGAAGCGCCAGAGGTTCCTTCCACCTGCCATAGGCGTTGAAATTTCGACCTCGATTGCGGTAAGCTGCACTTGGTCAAAGAGTGGCGAATAGATGTAGACACTATCTACATATGATGTGCCATGCCGCCAGCCGCTCCCGGCTGTGTAGACTTCTCCATAGGTTCCCAGGAAATCGTAGTCATCTACCGTGAAGTCAAAGCGATGACACCACCCAGCGGTACAGATTTCAACATCAAATTCTACCTGATCATTATTATCTGTGAGCGACCCATCATTAGCCTGTAACCAACCTTCCTGGTTAGTTACACCATTTGCGATTGTTAATGGCGTATCCATACAAGCAGCATACACATGTACACTCTCATTGTAGCCTGCGATTATCCGCATGTGATTTCCTGATTGTATTGGGTCTCCGGGTTGGTAAGGGCTTGGGTCTCCAC